GCAGCGAATAGGTCGATACGACTTCCGTCCGCCCAAAACCGGTTGAGGTCGTATCTAATCATTTCGGAACGCTCCCTCTACTCCCCAAAATCTTGGCTTCCATAGCACGTAAACATCACCCGGTTCATTGGTCTTTGGATCTGTTTCATATAGGGTTGTATCAACTAGGATTTCATTGCGCCCGGGTTCTAAAACGAATGATGATAGGCTTGACCCAACTGTTACAAGGTCAAGACGGTTTTTCCAGTCAATCATAACTCTGATGTTGTCTGGCATGAGTGCCATTTCTAGCCATTGTTTTTCGAGTAGCAATGCTTCTCTAAACTGGATTGTCTTCCCTGTTCTTCTGTTGTAAATTGACCGCATTCGTTTGAACCCAAACGCCCTGATAATTGGGTACGTTCCTGCTGTTGCTTCTGACACCATTGGAATAATATCGGGTGGTCCGGGCATTTTAATAACGCCACTCCACCAACCGCCCAAAACAGTATCTCCATAAATAGTCGTTGCTGATGTGTAAAATTGGGCGCTTGGAATGCTGTCGGTAATAACATTAACATCTAAGTTTCGTTCAACAATGTTGTTTCTGATGCGAATAAACCTGCCTATTTCCTCTCCGTTATATTCAAAATCATATTCGTTTGTAAATACGTCAATTGTTCCATCTACGTTTTGATGAATATGTTCGATACCGTCAAGTGTTCCGTTTCCTAGGTTAGTAGCTAATGCTTCGTTTCTTGCGTTTTTATATCTTCCAACACCATGAGTGCGTCCAATATTGAATCTGCCAACATAGGCTAAAGATGAATCTGCTAGCTTTATAATGCGTTTTGCTACAAAGAAGTTTTGCGGATACGTTCTGGTGTCTCCCATTGACATAACATTACCGCTATCAGTAAACAAAAACGCTATGTGTCTGATACTGCTTGAAACATCGAAGTCTCCGGCAATTGCAATTCGATGCGGTAATCCGCCGTCACATATACTTAGTATTTGCCCACTTGATATTGCGTTTCCATATGTTTTCCAAGTGTTATCGAATGGGTTGTATTTTGCGATTGCTCTTGATGTTTGTCCGTCAACTGTGCTGAACGAGCCACCTATAACTGCGTGACCGTTTCCGTCAATGTGAATGGCTCTTACGTCTCCGTTGCTAACTGCATTTCCTGATTTTAGCACTGTCCAAGCCCAAGTGTTATCGCTTAATTTTCTGTAATGTGCGATTCGTTGTATTGGAGCAGGTCCTATTTGCGTAAAATTGCCACCAATATACACTTCTCCGTTTGGAAGACACGTAATAGTATACACGGTATTGTTTGGCATTCGTGTATCTCCGGGTACGTTTGTCCACATCGAGCCATTCCAAACTTTTACTTTTCCAGTAAATTCACCGCCAGCCCATATGCGACCTGAACTGTCAAAAGCGACTGCTCTTACTGGTCCGTCAAGTCCGGGTAATGCTTTCCATTCACCGTTCGTTTTCCTCATTATGATGTTGTCAGAGGTGATTTCAATGTCCTGCCCTTGCCTATATCCATTGTAATAATTTCCATACAGGTACGGGTCTGGTTTTACAAAAGTCAAAACGCTGTCTGCTACGGTGTCATAGTGTGGCATGTCTTTTAAGGCTGAGGTGCAAACACATTCGATTGTTAGTTCCTCTGATTCTGGGTAGCCATGCACTTTGTTGAATGCTTGGAATATTAGATTAAGTGGGCTGTGTTCGTTGGTATCAGGACGTACTAGCAAGCTAATAATCTTGCGCTTCAGCATGAGGTCTTTCATTTTCGTGGCTTTGTTTACGCCAACAATACTAAACGGTCTGGGTTGCTCAATCATGTCTTGATATAACGCTCCACCTGTCAAAACTGGTGTCATGCGCTGTTCCCAATCACCCATGCCTAGACCAAGCACTCGTTTAACTTCCATGTAATCATCAAGGTCATACATTTTGCCGGCTCTGCGGTCTTGTCCATTGTGAATTGACCGGCTGTTCATTGGCTCTCCTTCCCAACGGAAGTGTAAACTTGTATCTGCGCTAAAGCCATATCCGCAGAACCAAGTCATGTTAGTACCTTTTTGGACTGATAACCTATCAATCCAAAACGTGTTGTCAACTATGTCACCTTCTTGGTCTGTCATCTCTATTTCAAACGTTACTCCGTGCACACCTATAAACGGTATTCTTAGCCATTGCCAATTACCACCCATACGAAAGCTTTTTGTCTTAATTGCCGGACCATTGTGTTTTACTACGTGCACGGTTAATATAGTGTCTTTTACTGCGTATGCGTCAATAAGCAACTCATACTGTTCGCCTGCTTCAAGTTCGGTCATTGGTTTTGTGTATTTGATGCTTGTATCAATAGCCCGTAAGCACGGACCGCCATTGCGCATGTGTTCCGTGCGTACTTCAAGACTTCCATTAGGGTTTGATTTTGAATATCCCTCTAAAGTCCATGGAAGTGGGTTTTCAACGTGGTTTATACTCTCTACTGGGTCTACAATCCAAAACTTGAATTTGGTTTCGTTCAATGGTTTAAGCATATTACCAATCCTCTACTTCTACAAAAGCACTTCTACGACTTCTTTTTTGTGTGGTGTTCATTTCATCTTGCAAGGCTTGTTCCTGATATACCTCTCTCATGGCGGTTGCGACAGCCCGAGCCAATGCTCTTTCATCAAATGATGAAGTGCTTGATACGTCAAGTTGCCAGTTTGGAATAACGTTTCCGGACACATCAGGAATGAATAGCTCGGGCCCGCGCTCGCCGACCAAGTAAACGCTATCTGTAATTGCTCTACCGCCTGTTGCTCTTGGTGTTAGTGTTGGACCATAAGACGGTGGATTCCACGTCGGAGTATTGCCTAGCTGATAATTTACAGTTCCGGTTCGGGTTGGTGGATTGTATCCCTCTATTTCTGATGTATCGCCTAGAATAAAGTCAATAGTTTTTGGAATAAATTCGAAGTTTTGGAATCTGTCCAAATTGTCTTGTGCGATTGCGGCGTTTTTCAATTCAACTGGAATGGTTTTTCCAAGGAATTCTAATGCGTCAATTGCGCTGAAATCCTCTCCAAACTGACCGGTTTCTAATAATGTATCAGCAACTTTTTGCCCGAACTCTAAAGCGTCCCTATTCGACCATGTTTCGTCAAACTGTTCTGCCTCTGCAATAAGGTTGGCTATTTTATCTTGGAATTGTTGACTTTCAATATCTCGGATAACACGCCAGTACTGTTCTGCGCTTGCTTCTACTATGCCGGTTTTTGTTTCTATTACATAGTCATTGATAGTGTCTACTGCATCGCCATAGGCTTCGATTGCTTTATCTGCTGCATCTTGACTGATGACGCCCATATCAACTGCCATTTTGAAATATGCTTCTGCTTCTGCCTGTGTGACGCCACCGATTGCAATAGTAGCTTGTAGCATGTTTAAGGTCATTTGGTCTGCCATACGTTGCATGGCTTCTTCGCTCTTTGATACTTCACCACGCAAGTTTTCCAGCTCTTCTTTGACTTTCGCTGCTGACCTCCAAACACCGTCAATCCGTCCGCCGGTATCTTCGAACGGTTCTAGCTCTTTAATTCGCTCTTGCACCTTTGCAATATTTTCAAGTTCTGTGGTGTAGCTTTCCGCTAAAGAAACGATACTCCCGAAGTTTTTTGTTAGGCTTGTAATGTCATCTACTTGAACGGTAAATGATTGTAATTCCGCGGCTAGTTCTGCGGCTGCGCTTGTGGCTTCCTCTGCGTTGTCACGAACTTTTTCTAATTCTTCTGCTGTCCGTCCAACACCGACTAAACCCTCTTGGTAGTCGATAGCGTCATCATACGCTTCCATTGCCGGAACAATACTCCACATGGTTTCCTTTAGGGTTTCATATCCCTCTACCAAACCGTGGACGTAGTTCATAACTGCCATGCCACCACCTGAACCGGGGTTACGCATGCGCCAGTATAGGCTTTCCATTTCGTCTGCGGTGATTACGCCTGCTTTTACAAGGTCTTCCATTTGGGTTTTGATAAATGCAACTTGCATATCCCATTCTGAAAGTCCTTTTGGAAGCTCTATGTCTTTTAATGCGTTGTTGACACTTTCACGCCAATCATCAAAGCTTTGTCCGCTTTTGATTAAAACACCGTCAATATCTCTCATGCTATCTGCAACAGTGTTACTAGTGTTTTCAAGCTCTTTTTGCCATTTTCCGAGTGCGATTGCACCGCCTACTAATAATCCCCAACCGCCGAACATGGCTAATTTGCTAAGCGATACAGATAACGTGGCAACACCGCTTGCTGCGCCTTTGGCGGCTAACCCTGTCGATGCTAATACAAGGTTGCCACCCTCAAACGCAATAATTGTGTTTTTGAATAGTGTTCCTATTTTTCCTAGCACGCCCATGAAACTGCCAAAACCGGTTGTTAGTTTTCCGACAACGGTCAGTACAGGTCCTAGCACAGTTAAAAACAGGGTAAATTTGGCTGTATTCTCTACCACTTGTGGGTTAAGTTGGCTTAGCCAGTTTACAAGGTTTTCTGCGTGTCCTATTAGTTTGTTGATAGTGTCTCCAAGCACTGTAATAATCGGGTGCAGTGAGTTGCCCTCTTTGAATAATTCAGCAAAACGATTGACAAGCGGAATGATTCTTTCTCCTGCGTCTTTTAGTGCTGGGGCAAGTTGTTTTCCAATTGCGTCTTTTGCGTTACCCATTGCGGTTTTGATTTTGTCGCCGGTTGTACCGAATTCATCTCCCATGCTTGCGGTGTTGCGTTTTAATAGGCGCATGGTTTCATTCATGACTGCGGTTTGCTGTTCTGCTTTGGTTAGTTCGTCTGCTGTTTTGCCAATGCTTTTAGCATATTTATCATAAGCGTCTGTTAGGCTTACTTGCACCGCTAGGTTGTCTAAAATCATTGGCGATAATCTACCAACACCTTTGACAAGACTATCCAATAGATAACTCATGTCTTGACCGGTTGCAGCTGATACTTTGCCAAGATATTTCATGGCTTCTGGTAGCTTAAGTGCAAAATCTGTGCTGACTAAGTTGGCAGCAAGGTTAAACGATTTCATTAATTCGGTGTTGGTGATTAGTCCTTGGCTTGACATTTTCAGTCCTGCCAAAACTTCTCTTCCCATTCGTCCGGCTGAGGACGCAATATCATTAAATGCTTTTTCAATTTGAAGTGATTTTTGAGCGTCTGAACCAAACTTCAAAAGTGCGATACTTGCGGCGGTAACAGGTGCAGTAACGCCAATAGAAATAGCTTTGCCAACGTCTGATATTTTTTTACCGGCTTCACGAACTTTGTTGACTGATTGTTCAAGCTTGGATAAATCACCTTGCGCTTGTCCAACGCCTTTACTAAAACCACTAGAGTCAAGTCCTAGCTTTACCGCTAAATCTGCAATTGTACTCATTTGCTTATCTCCTTTCCGCCAAACATGGCGTTGATTTGACGGATTTTCAGGGCTTGGTTCTCAGTTGCTTTGTACCGGTCGAATTCTGGTATAAAATCATTTGCTGTGAATGGGTTAGGTCTTTTCTTGGTGTCCCGGTTCACGTTGGCTATGGTTGCGCTGGTGATAGCGTGTCCGAGCAGTTCTGTCTCTGTGCCCCACGGTTCTAATTCAAAAAAAGACATCCATTCTGTCAATTCTCGGCTTGATATTCTTGATAATAGTTCTGTTACTGTCATGCCGAGTTTAAGGGCAAGTCGGAAGTAAAATCTCCGACTGCCCTCTCTTAGTTTTTTGTCAGTTCCTCTGCGTCATCTGGTGATAATCCACTTAAACGCATGGCTACGTCAAAAATGCGCTGTAAGGCACTTGCTGACTTCTTACCTAACGCTTCGATATCTTCTTCAGCAAACAGTAGCTCGCCTTTTTCGTCACAGACAGAATAAGCAATAAGTTTTGCTCGGAACATGTCCATATTGGCTTCTCGTTTCTTGCCTTTTTGTACAAGTATTTTTTGTTCAAAAGCGTCTCGTTCTGTACCGGTCATACCACGGACGTATACCGAACCGCCCCATTCTGGTACTTCAACGGTTTCTTGGGTGATATCTTGTACTGCTAGGATTTGTTCACGTGTTAGCATTTTTTCTCCTTAGGGTGTGGTGGTCAAGGGTGGTGTTATTGCGCCGGTTGGCTTAAGTGTTACACTAGCGGTTAGGACACCGGCTACTGGTGCGGTTGGAGTAAAACCAGCCACATACGCTTCAAAACTAAAATATCTTACTGGCGTGGTAGGAAGTACTAAATTCCATACGCTTTTGGTGCGGTTTACAAGGTCGTGCATTAAACCCTCGGTTGCGTTTGTGTGTGTGTCTTCATCTGGGTCATAAATGATGTCAACGGTAATGTTGCCAGACCGTAAAATGGTGGCAACGAATTCTTCCCAATTACCGCCGTCATGCTCTGATACGTCAACCATGTCAACGCTGATGTTCGGACCGCTGATGTTGGTTGCTTGTGCTAGTTCTGTGCCCGGATATGCTCCCCGGGTGAGCTTTGTTCCAGTTGCTGCATACTTCGTCATTTCTTACTCCTTAGTTTCTTCTTTGTCTGTGGCGACTTTTGGTGTCGCTTTGGTTATAGTTGTTTTGGGTTCTGTTCTAGTTGTTTCAGTAGCTGAACCGCTTTTTGCCGGGTAGTTTCCTATTAGGGTTGGCTCTCCGGTTGGTTTGAATGTAACACTAGCTGTCAATACTCCTGCTACTGGTGCGGTTGGAGTAAACCCGGATACAAAAGCATCAAAAATCCATTTGCTTCTGGCGGTATCTGGAAATCGCAATTCATACGTTTTCTTTTCTCGGTCAACTAGTTTTCTTAACGCTTCAACGTGTGTTGCGTTGCTTGGGTCATACAACAGGTCAAGTGTTACTGTGCCTGTTCGTAAAATGGTTGGTACGAATTCTTCCCAATTGTTTCCGTCATGGGTGCTGACATCAACCATGTCAACGGACAGGTTTGGTCCTGTAATATTTGATACTTGCGCTAGTTCAATGTTGTCGCACCATAAGCCGGTGCCGGTTGCTGCAAATTTTGTCATCTTTCTTTACTCCTCTGTAAAACTGATGCTGTAATCAATAATAACACGAGCGGTTGTTTCTTCTCTATCTCCGTGCATTTCCAACGCTGGCAAAATGATTTGGGCGTAGTTTTCACCTAGGTCTCCACGATAGCCAACAAGCGCAATTCGCATAACATCTGCAATGGTTAGGGCTTGGTCAAGGGTGTCGCTTAAAACGTCAAACTGAATACGTGCTGTTGTTAGTCCGCTTGGTTTTTGGTCGTGGGTCAATGCTCGTTCTGTGCTTACTCTTTGATACAGTATGCAAGGACTTTCAACGCCTTGGTGTTTGTAGCCCGGATATACTCTATCGCCTACAAGGGCGAACACTTCCGGGTGGGTGATTAGGTGCGTTCTGATACTTTGCTCGATAGGTTCTGTCATTTCAAAAAGCTCCTGATAACCATTGCCATGACGTTTGCTATTTCCGCTTTGCTTTCTTCAGCTGCTGGTCTTAGCCACGGACGTGCCGGTATACGAACCATTTTTGCAAACCTACGAACGCCGTCCTGTCCAATCCATGATAGTACCTTGGCTCTCTTTGGACGAATGACCGTTCCAAACTCGTGTACAGGTGCGTAAATGACACCACGACTGCCTACTAATGCTTGTTTTGGAGTAACGTTAAACACTTCTACGCTGTTGATTAGTCTACCGGTTTTGTGCAGTCCGTGTCCTGATAGGTTTACCTTTGCTTTAGCTTCAATGACATGTGCTCCGGTTTGTAAGGCTTGCTTTGCTGCTTCACCCCTAACTGTATCGTCAAGTCGCTTTAGTGCTGCTTTTACTTGGGTTGTATCAAACTCAACGGTGATAGCCATGTTAGTCCTCTACTCTTTTTAGTTTCGCCTGTAAGGCAGAAATTCCTATGGTTATAGGGCTTACTATCTCATAGGTGGTATTGGTAGGGTCTCCACGGTGTACGGTGATTTTTACCTTGTTTTCTTGGGTTAGGGCGGTGTTTACAGGTAGCCTTAGGATAGCTTCCCAAGTGGTTAGGATTTGGTCTCCGAATTGTTCCATTCCGTGTTTGGCTTCGAATCCGCAGATTGTTTCTTTATCACGGTCAACCCATGTTGATGTGTCTTCGCCAAGCTGGTTGGTGGAGTAAACTCGGTCTTGAATAATGCACCTGTCTGACATGTGTTGTTCTGCTTCATGGCGCATTTTTTGTTTCTCAAGTTCAGACCAGATTTTCATTTCTTTCGTCAATCCAATCTTTATACGGTATATCTTCCCAACCAAGATGATTCACGTCTCGCATTGCTTCAAGTTTCATGTTTGATGCTTTGGATTTTGACCGGTATCTAGCTGCTTGGCGCATGTACATGGTGAATTTTTGGCTTCTCTGGAATGAGCCACCGTCCGCATTAAAATCAATTTCGTCCGCTACTGCTCCGGCTTTTTCTTCCCATATGTCTGATGCTGCGGCGTTCAGGTCATAGGTTGGTGTCCATGCCGGGTTGTCTGGCGTACGATTATCGCTATCGTTAATAGCGTTTCTTTTGATGATTTTCTCAACAATTTCGTTGGTGTAAATGTTGGAGTTTGGCTCTGCAACCATTCTCCGCACTTGCTCAATTAAGTCGGCAATGGTCATGGTGTCCTTTCTTTTCAGGACGGTTTTTACACCGTCCTGTTTTCGTCAAAGAGCGTTGGTTGACTGGCTATTCTCCGCCTGATGCTTCTTCTGCTACGGGCGTGAGTACCGCAAACGGTACACCGTTGCCGGCAATGTTTACAGGATTTGGCAATGCCCAACCCATGCGCATGTAACAACGCAAGGCAACCATGTCCTGCTGTGCAAGGTTGTAGATAATTTCGCTCGTGGCAAGGTCTTGGATGATTGCTTCAGTCAAGACTTTGTAAGTCATGTCCGTGCGGATAGCATACACAAGCTTGCTCCAATCGCCAACTACAGCAAGGTCGGTTAGTACCTTGGTTTCGTCAAAGTGGACAGGAAGTCCGTCAATAACGTATGGTTGGCTTTCTTGTGCGGTAGCGCGGAACAGGGGCTGACCTTGGGTGTCAACTGCGCCACGGATTACGCCACGCATTTTTGTGGACGCAAGTACCGCATTTGGTAACGAGCCGGTATTTTCAACCATGTTGATTACGCCGGTTTCACCCAACAGGGCTTGGTACAGTTCTGCGCCGGTTGCGCCACGTTCTATTTCGTGTCCGGCTGCTTTGGCTTGGGTAACGATACCGTCCGCCCAACTTGCTGGTTTGTCAGTTCCGTTCAAAATGGCATCGTCAATGACAATGCCAAACGCCTGTGCGATATAAGGACGGATTTCAGCCCAGATATCATAGGCTGCATCTTCCAATACGCTAATTGGAATTGGTACGATACAGGCAATTTCTTCGGCGGTGATGTAGACATTGTCCCATGCGGCTTTGGTGGTTTTCTTAAAACCAACGGTATTGTTGGGAGCGGCACTAGGAACGCCCTCAACAAAATAAGCTTGGGGCATAGCAGACATTACAGGAATTCTGCGTTGACCTGCTGACATGTTGGCAAGTCTGGTGGCAAGGGCGAGCACTTGGGATTGTTGAGGTACAGACTTCAAGATTTCTCGAGTTGCGTCCTCTGGTACAAGTGCGGTAGTGTTGGCTTTGGTGATTATACTCATTTCGGTGTCCTTTCTTTACTTAAATCCGGCTGCTTCACGGATTAGTTGATTCATGCCTTGTTCTACTGGTTCTCCGACTGCTCCGGCATGGTTGCTCCTTTTTGAGCCAAACAGTTCGGGTGCGAGCTTTTTCAACTCCGTCCAATTTGGGACACCGTCTTTATCGAACAGATTTTCTGCGCTGGCTAGTGCGAACGCTGCTTTGATGTTGATGCAATTGACATCTGGTGCAATTGCTTGCTCTGCAAAATTAGCACGTCTGGCATCTCGCTCGGCTTGTGCTTTTAGTTGCTCCATGGTGGATAACGTTTCATTCAGTTGCTTCTCGGCTACTGAACCTTTTTCGACTAACGGACGCAAATTATTAATCATCTCGTTGGCTTGCTTTCGGCTTTCTCGTTCTTTGTCAAGTGCTGATTTTAGTCCTGATGTTTCGCTTTCGTATAATGCCCGGACACTCTCGTCTTGGGCGTTCAAAAACTCTGCGAACGTGCCGAATGTTGGCGAAGTCGTTTCCTTTTCCTCTGGATTAGTTTCAATTTCTTTTGCGTCTGTTTCTTTATCGCTCATGATTTCTATCTCCTTTTCTATTGTAGCATATTATTTGTTATTTTTGCTTTTCCATTCTTCAATTCTTTTACAGGCTTCTAGGTATAGCGCATTTTTCCTGTCGCCCTCTGGCGTTCTTTTGGTGACCGGCTTGCCTTTGGTGTAGGTGGTGCGGTTGGTGGTTTTAGTTTCTTTGGTGGAAGTTCAAAATACTTCTTGTGCCAGTCCGGTACAAGTGTTCTTAGTGCTTTGATTTTAGGACTATTTCCCCATATTGGGCTATGCTGTTTGCCAATGATGTCGGTTAGGTCAAACTCTCCGGCTTTCCATGCTTTCCAATAGTATTTGCCCATTCTTTCTTGTTGTTCGTCTGGTGATAGTTTTTCAAAATAGTCCTTGCCATACTCCCATTCTGGTGGCGTTGCGCCTGTAACAACTGGTACCATTGCGCATGCTCCGTTCGGGTGGTCTTCTAATACATTGATAGGGTATTCTGTTCCGTCAAGCAGTAAACAAGCCATGCAAGCTCCTTGCTTACTGGCAATACGTTTGTAGGATTTTACCCAAGGGCTTTGGCGATAACGTTCGGCTGTGCTAATTCTATACGCCCGGTTGTATTCCGTTCTTGCAATGGTTGTCGCTCTTGATAATGGCATTGATGATGCGTTCATTAGTTCTTGCGCAACTATACTTGTTGGTTTGCCGAGTGCAAGCCCGTTGAATAGGATTTTGTCAAGGTGTGACGCAAAGTTTCCGTCAATGCTGTCTAGTAACTTGCCAAGTGGGTGGCGGTCGTGCTCTTGACCTAATACGCCTTTCAGAAATGTTAATGGCTCTGTTGGTAATTGTGTGTACCTGTTCTTGCCTAATGGGTCAATGCTAAATCGCATGAGTGTGTCAGCGTCAGTAAGCCCTTGGAGTACCACTCTTTCTTGTTCTCTTTTGATGTAATCTTCTGCAATGCGTGAGTATTGCGGTATTTGTTCAGCTGTCAATGCCTGTAAGCGTTGGTAATAGTGCAGTTCTCTTATCCATTGCTCTCGCAATTCTCCTTGTATGCTGTCTGGTAAGTTTTCTATCTCTTTCGCTAAGCGTAAAATCGTGTCATTTAACAGTCCGTAAGTGTTCACATAGGTATTAGCCATGCTTTGGACTATAAGGCGTTCTCCGTGCTCAATATTTGCCTTAAATTGCCTTGCTAGTCTTACAACTGTTGGTTCTTCTGCCACGGTTATTCGGCTTCTCCAATTTCAGTTTGGGTTAGGGTTGGTTCAAGTGGGTTGTTGGCTTGACGCTCCCTTAGCATAGCTGCCTGTAATGCCAATTCTGAACTGTCAAAACGCCACTTTTGTTCCTCGATACGGTCTTGCTTTAGTAGGTCGATTTCGTCCTTGCTCCAACCGTCTTTGCGCAAAACGGTAATAAGCGGAATTCCAATACTGACCTGCGCCTGTTGCGCTTGTGCGATTGATAACGGTTGCGTACTTTCAGGACGCTCCCAAGTTACGGTAGTTGCTACGTCATCGACTATTGCTAAACGTGCTAAGTCAAGCCATGACTGACCGAAGCTTTCTTGCAATTGCTTTACTTTTTTGACTAGCGGTGCTTCCATGACCATAAGCGTTTCACCTGATACGTTCGCTCCTGTACTCATAAAATAATACTTTGGCGTTCTGCTGATAATAGCGATTGCGTTCGTTAGTTTGTCGATAGTGTCAAGGTATTGTCCGATATCAGCTGCGCTGAATTCGCCTACTTGGGTATTTTCCATTCCGTCTGTTTCCCCTCTTGGTATTCGCATGATAGACGAGGGGCTTGCTTCAAGGCTTGAAATATCAGCGTTGGTAACAATATAACGTTGTCTGAAAGCATTGAACTCACTAACCACCATCATGTCGCTGTAAATCTTGTTGATAGCGTCTTGCAATGGAATGATGTTTCTTAGCTCCGGCATAGTTCTAAAGTGGACAAGTGGAATACCGTCCGTTCTAAGTTCCTCTGTAAGCTTGAAATCAGCGGTATTTTCGCTCCTAGCTGATGCTTCGTATATTTGGATATAGTCCGGATAGTACAGGATTAATTTTCGGGTGTTTTCGACTTTGTATAGTTTGGCTGCAACTCGTTTTTCATCAGGGCGTTCCTCGGAATAAATGACACATATTGTTCTTGGGTCATTGCGATATAGCATGACCTCTCCGTCCACAATGTCAAGTAAAATATATCCGTTGCCGGTGATGATTGCGTCTTTGTGGACTTGGTGACTTAGTGTTTGCAACTTGCGGTTGGTGTAAAACGTGTCAAGTCTGTCATCAAGTTCTTCTGTTGGATTATCCCAACCTTGCAAGGTCAACCTATCCGCTGTACTTTCGATTACTGCTGCGCACCAGTTTTGAGTAAATTGCAATTCGGATGTCTTGAATATCTCTCTCATTTTTTGGCTTGAAAACGTTAGCTGGTGTTTGCCATTGTAATAGTTAAAGTACAAGTTCGCTTCGCTGGCGTTTTTGGTGATTAGGTCAAAACATAATTTCACGTCTGGGTTCATTTTAGTATCTCCTTTGCTGTGCTTTTTGTGGTGTGCTGTCTTTCTTTTTGTTGATAGCGTACCTTAAAGCGTCCATAGCGTGGTCATTCTCTTTTTGTGGCTCGTCTGTTCCGGGTTTCCATTGGTAGCTTTCAAACTCGGCAATGGTTCTTACGCAAGACGGGTCTACTGTGATTTTACCATTTGCTAATAACTCTTGAATGTTTTTTATTCCCTGTAAGACTTTGCCGGTTGTGCCTTTGGCTCTTAATCCCTCATTTCGAATGGCTGCGATTAGTCCTCTGGCTGAACTATCTACTCCGATATCTGGGTCTTGGTTGTCAGCCATTCTTACTACGTTGTCGACTTGCTCGGATTGTAATTTGCCACGTTCATACCATTCCTCTGCGATGTGGTAGCCTCCGTCATTGTCACTGTAAACTTTGAGTATGACCGCCGGATTGGTGTAACCCTCGTCAGCGCCAAGGTCGAATTCTCCAAGCAGTGTCAGGTCTCGTTTGACAATGTGTTCTGGTTGGAATTGTGGATATACCAGTCCGTCAAACGATACGAATTCTCCATACGCTTCTTGACGTAAGAAATCGTCAACATAAGATTGTGTCAGTTGGCGTTGCCAGTCTTTGGATGTGAATGGATTGTCAAAAGTTGTTGCCCGGAATACTTTCATTTCTTTTGATATTTTGTAAACCCAATTCCGTTTGCCTTTGGGTGTGGTGGTGACCCAAAGATGACCAAACTTACCGCCGGCACGTAAACGACCAATGCAGATTTGCCATGTGAGTTCTTTTGTTAGTCCACCCTCGTCAATCCATATCCAGTTCAGGTTTGGACCTCTTAGTTTTTCAGGGTTGTCTGCTGACCGTAACAGGATTTCACCGCCACCGGTGGTGAATAGTGTCATACTTGACCGTTCTTCGTCAACGATTGCTTCTCCGGCTAAATCCATGAACGTTCTAAGCGTGCTATCCCTAAGCATGCCATAGGTTGGGGCAACTATCATTCCTAACCCGGGGCGGTTTGAGTATATTGCGGATTTTAATGCTCCGGCATACGTTTTTCCTGCTCCGATACCGGCAACAAAACCGGTTAGGTTATCTTCGCAAACCACAAAATCATATTGCGCTGGGTATAAGTCAATCTTCTTCTGGTTCATGGCGTTGAAGTACAAAAGTTATAGGCTTGTTTCCTTGTCCTGTTAGTTCTGTTCGTTCGGTATATCCACGGCTTTTGCCAAGCGTTTTTAGCTTTAGGGTGATAGCCCATGGCTCTCCGTTCAAAATCGCTTGGTGTAGCTTCTGCTCCGTGATATCAAGTTCTTGTTCTCTGATGTCTTTGAGGGTTTGTCTTAATGCTTCCGTTTTGTCCAGTCGTCTATAAATGGTTTTGGGTTCGCAACCTAACATTCGAGCGGCTAAGGTGATATATCCATTCGTTTTTATTAACGCATTTTTGATTTCAGCGTTGGTGTATTTCTTTCGCCGCTCTTTTTTTGGTGTTGTCATGCCACTATTCTGTCATTAAGGACACCTTTATCGGCTCGTCTTTGATTAAATAAATGGCTGGAGCAGATAAAATGGTCACTATCGCTTTGTAAATAATCTGTCCTGATGTCAATGCTATTGCGTCAAAAAATGTGTAACTTGTACTGCCAAACAATTGTGGCAAAATAACAAAACCGAGTAACGCAAAGATTAACGAGTCGAATGGTAAGGCGATGAAGTTTGATATTAATACTCTGAATATCTGTGGCAATTTTGGATATTTGTCCATAATGAATTGATACACTTCCGTGTCAATTAGTTGACTGGATACTTCAGCTACAATACTGGCGATTGATACCGCTGGGACAATAGCAAAGATATTTCGCCATTCTTCATTGAAACCATAAAATACAGGCGTGTCTAGCTTGCCGATAAAATACAGGTACGCTAGTTGGACGACATTCATTACTGCTGCCATGATGACTGTTGCTCGTGCCCATTTTTTACCTAATCGCTTATGAATAAAGTCTCGCAACGTGAAAGTTAATGCGAACATGAGTACGCCACCGGGTAATACGATTTTTCCGATTTGAATCATTCGGGTCGCTGCAACGTCCGCTATCGCCTGCGAAGCAATGTACATTCCGATTAAGGCGACAATTATAAGGACTATGTTTCTTTCTTTGTTTTTCATGGGTTTTTTCCTTTCTATGGTGATTTTATAGCATTGTTTTGCAATGGTTTTAATATGAATGCTATTTCTTTTGATTTTATGGGTGTAACAAGTGGTGATAGAACGCCAATTATCCATGATGTAGGAATGATGTCTTCAAGTTTTTTGTATATTTCAGGTACTTCGTTTTTAATATCTTGTTTTGTTGTAAGTATTGAATATTCTTTTTGTATTTCATATCCAATGTCTTGAAATGCTTCGAGTAGTTCGCTTCGTTTCCATTCGTAAACATGAGCTGCATACTGTGTATCATATCCGTCTTTGTGTTCTGGTGTATTTGGGCAAGTTAGAACGAGTGTTCCGTTCGGGTGTATTATTTTGCGAATTTCTTGTAATGACTTGTATCCGTCAATTTTTTGCATGTGTTCAATTGAGGAAGTGTAAACTACAAGGTTATAGTGTTTTTGTTGTAATAGTGGCGACATCGTAGCGACGTTTGACCTTATGAATTTTGTTTCGAATGGGTAATAATCTTTTTCAATTGGTTTGTTGTCTGTTACTCGTTTTGTTTGCCATATTGCGTTTTTAGGTTCTATATCAACTCCTGTGTAAGAAGCTATATTTTTTCGTTCATAACGTAGCATTGGTAATAACAATCCTCTGCCACAACAAACATCTAGTACATGGTCTCCTTTACGTGCCATTTGAACTATTGCTTGGTGTTGAATGTAATTCATAACATCTAGTACGCCAAAGAAACCGTCTCCAAACTGTCGATAGAAATTTCGCATTTGGTAGGTTGTTGCTTTTATTAGTTTTCTATCCATGCCGGGTTCCACTTTATATACTATTTTTTCCATAATTGTTTTGCTCCTGTGTGTATTTTTGCTAGTTTAATTCCATAAAATATGTCTCGTAATTAGCTAATAGTTTTGCTTTTTCATAATGTTTTTTACTTTGCTTGTTGTATAAGTATTTTTTACTTAGTGTGCCAAAATTTTCAGCTCCGCCTGTAACCTTAAGGTTCGCGAATCTAATGCCTGATACCCATGCAGATGAGTCACATGACTCTACTGGGTATGTATACAACAAGGTATTTGGTGTCATGCCTAATGCGTGAATCCATGTTTTGTTTTTTATATTATTTCTAATATTAAATACGGTTTGTAGTATTTTCATTCTTTCGTTGTTGGAAGTATAAGATAGGTTACCTATACAGATTCTGTCGTATTCCTCTAATAGTTGTTGGAGGTAATTTAATCCATCAATTAATGGGTGCCATACAGGTATAGGTATTAATCCGTCTTTTTCTATTTGTTTACGTAATTTTGTTTTTATTTTTTCGCCACCTATGTCTAATTCTATATATCCCCATATGTGTGGTTCTAGTTCTTTTATGGTTTTAATATAATTAGAATAATAAGCTTCGAAGCTTGGTATTCTTTCTGGATTTATATTTAATGCTTCAGTGAATGTTAGTTTTTCTTTTTTTGATATCGTGTTCGCTAAATTGTAAATGCCTGAATCTATTAATAGGTTTAAGTTTGGTAGGTTTTTTATCGTTTCTAAATTGTTTTGCGTGATTGCGTTTAATGGTAATAATGTATTTTTTGCGATTTTTGCGTTATTAAATATTTTAGCGTCGTCAGCACCTATCGCCATAAAATATAGCTGAGTATTGTTTTTTTGGTAGTGGGCTCCTCCTGTTTTTTTCATAATTTTATAATTTCCTTGTCTGGATTTGTTTCCTTGTATCTATCAATAATATGCCCGCAAACATAAGGCTGAGGATTGAGTGCTAATACTGTTGTTTTTTCTGCGAGGTCAGATAATAAAGTTAATGGATTAGCCCATGGTACTAAAATCATATTATCGTTAAAGTATGGTCTCCATGTTTCGCTATTTTTGATAGTTGAAGCGCATACTAGGACATGATTCCCAAGGTAATAAATGTCTCCGGGTTGTACTTCTGTAAGTGGTTCATCTATGTTTAACGTTAGTATATCTAAGGCTGTTCCTTCGTTTTTGTTCCCTAATTTATTTATGTCTTCGATTGAATTTAATATATTTTGGATTGTTTCATTTTCTGTTTCGATTGAATTTATTAATTCTGTTAGTTTTTCTTTATCTGTTGTTGCCATTGCACTAATCGGGTCAAAGCTGGTAAGGATTATTTCCTCTTCTTCTTCCGATAATTCAACATACGTTACTGGTATTGTTGTTTGTCCGTTTTTTTCAGCTAAGCGACAGCGTAAATGCCCATCAATTAAGTTGCCTGTAATGTTATTAATAATTACCGTTTGGACTATGCCAATTTCTTTTAGTACTCCCTCTAATGCGTCTTGTTGATAACGTGGGTGAATACGCCAGTTTTTTGGATTGTATAGGATTTGGTCTAGTGGTTCTTCTCCTGTGCCGATAATCCTATTTTTTATAATGTTATTATCCATGTTTTCTCCTTACATTTCAAAATATGGCTCTATTTCAAGGTAATCGCATATTGCTTTATAGGCTTCTAACCAAGTGTATGTAACTACCATGCAATAGTGCTCTTTGGCGAATTTGTAAAATTCAATTTGTGGTGTTGAGAGTGTATTTCTTCCGAACTTCATCTCAATAAACATGCCATGAAATCCACGCATCGGAACGGGTAGGAATATATCCCACACCCCGGGCTTTAATCCCTCATTGCGCATTTTACGTTTTTGTGCCGGCGTTGAATAAAATCCGTTTGGAATGGCAAAAGCCCATTGCAACATGGGCTCTTGTTTTGAATGGATTTGTAATGCTTCGAATAGGGCTACTTGTTCGCTATGTTCACTCACAAAATATTCTCTCCTAACATTTGACTTGCTTTTTACATTCTACCATATACCGACTTACTCATCGGTTCGTGCTTCGAATAACGAACAACGCTCCTGTGTTCCAATGTTGGTGATTTTGATTTGCTCTTCTGTAATACGTTGACTTGTATCGAGCAGGAATTCTATTGGGCAATCGCCTATAAAATCTTTGCTTTTTGGTGTCCATGCTTTCTTACATTTATTGCAATTGTATGACCGCCAATTCCTGTATTCTGCTCTGCTTGAAAACGCTAATTTTCTCATGGTATAAAATCCCAATCGATACCGTCTACTTCTGGAAGTAGCATATACGCTGTAATATACACTTGATGTTGTTGCATGTTAGGTTTGCTCCATTTCCAAACACTATTTTCAAGTTTGATTTCAGTTCCGTCATCGCTTCGATACCTCATTTCGTCAATATAGTAAACGCCAAAACTCCAACGCCACATGACTGTATCAATTGATGCTCCGGGTTTTAGTTCGTCAACGAATAAGTACAGGATGATGATGTCCTCTGTTCTTTGACGTTCTTCATTGTTGTTGATGATTATCCTGTCTCTTGCTTCGCTCAGTTGGAATAACGGTTTTTTACTTGCGTCAATCCATGGGTTTTCTTGTTTACTCATTGTTTACTCCTGTCTCTGTTGTTTTAATTTCGTCAAGGAATTTGACAATTGCGTTCCGGTCAAATTCATCAATGTCTGTTGCTTCAATTGCTTTTCGGCACAGTGATATTATGCGTCCTAACAGGCTGCCTGCTGATTTTAGGATAGGGTACTTTTCCTCTTTCAGCGTGGTGACGTTCCAGCCCTCATCAATGGCGGTTTCAAGTAGCTCGATATCGTCCGGGTCTGTTGGGTCAATCATGCGGTAAAACGTCCAGTCAAGATTTTGATATTGCGCTCTCCAGTCTGGTGTCCATAACATTGCGATACGGTGATAGTCGTACAATGTCCCGGGTGATACTCTTAAATGTCCTGCAATGTAATTTATAATCTGTTGCTTGCTGAATAGTGGGCTGTGTGCTTGGATAACTTCCTCTAACAAGTCGCCGATTGTGAATTGTGTATCTCTGGCAATTTCGAACAATAACACGAACCGGTCTAAAATTTCATCAGCTATTTTTAGTCTAATCGTGGTTTGGTTGCGTTCTAGAACGTAGCTCTTTTCCATGTATTCTCTCCTATGGTTTCCAATTATAGTTAAACTCTTGACCGGCTTCTTTTACGAGTTCATCAATTTGTTCAATGCGTCTTTTTAGTAAGGTTTGAAACGCTTCGCTGTGTGGAACAAGTAACTCACAAGTCAATAATGCTTTACTTAGGTTTTGCTTTGTTTTTTCTAGCAAGTCAATTGTTTTTGATAACATGTTTCCTGTGTGGAGTATTTTTTCTCTAGTTCTGTAATACTCTTCCATGTGGTAACTGTACCCGTTTTTTCCTCTGTTGATACGCTCGTTATAAACTGCATTATCAAACTGGTTGACTGTTTTTTCGAACTGGTTAACTGTTTTTTCTTCTGTTTCTTTTTTGTTCATTCCTTCGCTCTTCATTCCTGCACCTCCGGCGGTTGCGGAAGTGGCATCCAGTGGGTGGGCACAATCGGGTCTGTACACCATTTACCATCATCGATATCGTTTCGCCACGCAGTCCCAAACCAATCAATCTTTGAACCGTCCAATGCTTTTCCCCAGAATACGAGAACATCCTTCTCGCACTCCGGCAACCTCTCGCTCACTGGTGTCCAGCGTTGCGCCGCCTCAAGCTCGGCAATGCGCTTTCGGAGTTCGTCCTCAATCGGACGGGTGTTCCAGTTGTGGATAACGCCGTCCTTTGACCTGCCCTCTGTTATTCCTCCATCACAAGTAAAACAATATACTTCGTGCGGACGTTCATAATTACCCAATATTTGAATGTAATCCGCCCTACCCCCACAAAACGGACACCGTTTCAATTCACTCATTTCTCACCTCGCTTTCTGAATATGGCAGTTGCGGATACCAGCGAAGGATTACCATATCGTCTCGAATCCTTAACCATTCTTTCTTGTCGAAGTGGTAATATAACGTGCCCCAAAAAACAACACCGCTGGCCGTCAGGATTAATGCATCGACATTAACCGAGGTGTTCGGTTCATATTTATTTACTTCTGGCAACCGCTCTTGCGGGTCACACCCATCCCGATACGGTCGCAACGCCTCGACTTCGGCTTCAAGGTCGGCGATGTAAGTCATTAGTAGTTCCACCTCTTTTTTTTGGTAGTCCCACTCCTCTTCCTCGTCGTAGCCAAGAACCGTGTCGGCATATGCCCCCCTTTCCCAAGCCCCCAACACAATGCTCTCTATAAGGGTTTCTGCATAGTTGCTAATCTGTTTCATTCCCCACGCTCCTTCCTTTTTGCTCCTGTTTCTTTTTTGTTCATTTTAGTTCTCCTGTTGGTGTTGGTTTTTTATTCGTTGGCTCTTTGATTCCAAGGTTCATCGTCTTTGGTTTCTCCCCAACCTTGGACAACGCAAAAGCATTTTTGACACTCGGTAATATATTCAACTTGTTCGTTTAGCATTACCTTGCGTTTCAGTACTTCTTTGCTTCCACAAAATGGGCATGGCTTAAAATATTCTTCATTCATGTCTACTCCTTGTCTTTGATTGTTAGGACTAATTCATATCCCATTGCTTCAACGATTTTACGTAACGTTCCGACAACCATTCTTTCTGCTCCATTAGCTTCGAATTTGTCAATCGTTTTGATGTTTACTCCGGCTGCTCTGGCTACATCTGCTTTTGTCATTCCGGTGGTTGCTCGTAATTGGACGGATGCCATCCAATATTCGTTTTTCGGTTGGACGCTAAAATAGGCTTTTCCTTTACTCATATTTTCTCCTTACTGTTTTGATGACCGGGTAACGGTCTGCTTTATTTCTATTTGACCTTTTTATTATCGTTTGTTCTACGAAGTAAAACAGGGTCAAAATCGCTATAAATGGCACGATGTATGTAATGTATAGGATTGCAAAGTCAATTAGTGTTTTCATTGGATTTTTCCTTGCTCCGCCTAAAATGGAATGTCATCGTCTGAGCGTAATGCTTCGTCTTTGCAAACTGCACACCAAACGCTTAGTAACCGGTCGTCTCCGTGTCTATCATCAGACCAGTGTTCAACGGTTTTTTTTTGACCGCACCTGTGGCAGATTGGATTGTGCCTGCTAACGGTGAGTATGTCATCGTCTAAAATATCTTGGTCGCATTTGGCACAGTAGAACCAACCTCTTTCTCCAACGTACAGGTATTCATAATTCAGACATTCCGGGCATAAAATGTTTTTGTTGTCAACGAATTTCTTATCTTTGGTTCTTTCTTTGTAATCGGTTATTTCTTGCCGCTGCTCGTCCAGTTCGATGGATATAGACTGATACAGGTTTTCATGGTGCTTGATGACCTGTTCTAATCGGTTTGGCATGATGATGTTTCCTCTGCATGTTCCGGACATGTCGATTTCAAGTAAAATATCAGCTACTTTGCCAAGTCGGTTTTCTTGGTACATAGGGTCAAACGAGGACAAGCATTTATCGCAATATAACTCTTGGTTACTTTTCAAAAAATGATATTCTCTTACCTCTTCGCATCTTGGGCATTTGTTTACTTCGCTCATGTTGTTTCTCCTTTCCCGGGTGGTGTTGGTGACCACCCGGGGTGTTGTTCGTTGGTGTTAGTTGATTTCAAAAACCTCTTTGAAATCGTAATAGTGTTGCTTGGCGTATTCGTCTACGAATTCTTGGTTGGAGGTGATAGTCTCATAGCTTGCGACTGCTTCTCTGATTTCATCGTCCATGTACCGTAACGCCACTTCCCAATCAACGGTTCTTCCATTGATGACAACCGTGTCTGGTTTTCTGTACTTGTGCAGATTGTTGGCAATGATGACAGCGATTTCATAGTACATGTCCTGTCTGTTGTCAACGTCAACTGCTTGTGCTAAATAAATAACGTCATCTTCTGTTGTAGTGCAGACGTAGGTGTCTGGGTTCTGGGTCTGTTGTTCGCTATGGCTTTCGATTATGTCATAGGTACTGCTCCCGAATGACCTCGCAATGACCGAGTGGTCTTTATACTGTTCGTATGTCATCTTGACCGCTTTAGCGATTGCGTTGATTAGGCTCTGCTTTGCTTTGGTGTCCTGTTTTGTTGCTTTCATGGTTTCTCCTTTGGTTTTGTTGGTTGTTGGTTTCTTATCTTTCAATAATGCGATTGCAGTCAACTTCTAGCATTTGGTTTATGTCAATGCTTTGGATGTACTCCGCTGCTGCGATTGCTCTCTCATATGCTTTGATAGTTTCTTTGGCTTCCTCAATGCTTTGATAGGCTTTTAAGTGTGCATGTGTTGTGGTTTCTTCAACGCTTCGATAAACGGTGATTTCTCGGTCTCGGTCTAACGAGTAGGCGATAACTTGACGTGACCAAGTGTTCTCTGGTCGGACTGAATTAAGTTCGAACCCTAATTCATTGACTTTGTTGATGACTTCTTGGGTGTATTGTTTCTTTGCGTTCATTTTGTTTTTCTCCTTTGGTTTTGATGTGCCCGGGCTTTCGCCCGGGCTTTGGTTGGTGTTGGTAGATTATCGCCAATGATTTTATTGCCACCAAGATGGGATGAAAACATGTACAATCCCAAACTGACATTGGATTGTAATTAGCTCTGCGGTTTCGTTCCCAGTAAGATTTTCAGCACCGCCTCTTTCTACTTCCTCGAAGAACTGTTCAGACATGTGCTCGAAGACTTTTGGGTAAGGACCTTCTGCATATGATTGAATGTACTTGTATTCAATGTCATCGTTGCCTAGGTCGAATGTGTACCAACCATTGTTGGCATCAACGAGGATGTACTGATTACTTGTTAGCTTTGATAGTTTCATGGTGTTCATTTTGTTTTTTCTCCTTTGGTTTGTTGGTTGTTTTTGAACCACACTAGTATTATAAGGGATGTTCGTGGTTTTTGTCAAGGGTCAATTTGACCCAATTTCTGACCAATTTTCTAAAGCCATTTTTGTATCTTATTCACGTTTACAGGGTACATGTGTTCGTATGCTAATCCGTACGTTTTTGCGTGGTATTTCTTACCGTTGCTTTGGTCTATTTCTCCCTTTTGCCATACTTGCAATCTTGGATGATTCATAAACCCAACTGTTGGCATGTAACCGCATAACCATATCCGGTCAAACTCTTTGGTGGTGGACATAAAATACAGTAACACGTCTAGGCGTTTTAATTCATCTAATTGATAGGCAAAAAAACTGCCTTCATATTCTAGTTTTGGTGCTTTTGTTCTTACTTTGCATTTCACGTCTACTTTCTCGTAAATGTACCTAAAATCATATGGACACCCGGGGTCAATTAATGATACTCTGCCTGCTTTCGGGTACAACCTTTGGAAGACTAATTCTCCAATGATACCGGCGAATCGGCTTTCCTCTTTTTTGTGCACGGTCAAGTTGTTGAGTACCGGTTCAGCACTATATAATTTTTTGTACTCGGCTTCAGCTTCTTTTCTTTCTTCTGGTAATACGGTAACGTTTGGTAATTCAAGGCTTTGTCTAAAATTATCTACTCTAAACATTTTTTACTCTCTTTCTTGTCCGGGTGGTGTTGGTGACCACCCGGACGTGATTATCTTAGTTTTCTAGTGATTTTTCTTGCATGTAGGATGCTAATTTCAACGCTAGTTCTGCATACGATACGTCTCCTATGTTTTTGATTTTGGTTGCCTTTAAGCTGTCGAATAACATCTTGGCATAACCTTGCAAAAATGGGTCAAGTAGGCTTAGCCAGTACCGGCACTGGTCTTGTATGTCAATTTTTGCGTTGTCAATAAATTTATCTAATGCGCTGTACGTCAACATGCTTACTCCATTTTTGTCATTCTGATACTTACGTAAGGGTCTCCCTCTGTTCGCCCTTGGAGTACTGCCGGTACAGTCGCTGCCAGTCCTTTCAAAAACTTGTCGTCCCATGACACACGACCCTCATTGTAAACTGCTGTAACTCCATTCGTTTTGTAAGTTTCTTTACGTTCCAGAACGCCTTTTTTGATAGTTTTTTCAAGTTCGCTTGCTTTATCTTTTGCGTTTTTGATGCGTTCGTTGAAAACATTTCTTGTTGCGTTAACTGATAGTTTGACATGTTCTGGCAAAATAGTATCAATTTGCTCTTCCAGCTCTTTTTTTAGTTGTTCGACTTCTTCAATTTTGACTCGGTATTCCTTGCAAACTTCCTCTAGTTCAATAATTTGGTTGGTTGTCATTGTTATTCTCCTTTGTGCGTTGATTTTTCGATGTTTTTTGCGATTTTCATACTCAATTAGAATGGAATATCATCTCCCCATTCTCCCTCTTGATTTTCCGCTGTTTTTTCTTGTTTGTTGCTGCCATAAGCTAATCCGATGACGTTTCTGGCATTGATTTCGAATTGGACTCCTGTCGTTCCGTCTCGTTTTTGATACAGTCTTGGTGCGCCGGTGTCTTTGTCTGCTCTTAGCGTTCCTGCGATATATACCAAGTCGCCTTTTCGTAAATATTTGTTACAAAATTGTGCGGCTTCACGCCATGCGGTTACGTTTATCCAAATGACAGGATTATCTTCTCCATACGAATTTACCGCTACGCTGAAACTGCTACTCTCGTGCATGTCTTTGGTGTAGCGTGCTTCCGGGTCGCGCCCTAGTCTTCCGATTAGTGATAGTTCGTGATACATTTTTAGTTCTCCATTTCTTGTTTTTGTTTTCTTGCCAATTGCCTGAATGTTTCAAGGCTGTTGGTTGGTGTTGATTTGTGGTTCTTTACTTTGCCAATTTCTTGGCGTAATACGGTGATGCTTGGCGGTGACTGGTCTTTCTTGTAACGCCAGTCCGTCTTCCAATGTTCACCAAACTGTTTGACGTGTTCTGCTTCATAACCGGCTTGCCTTAGTTCTTTGGATAGTCTTACGATTTGACCGGCGTTGCTTTTGATTTTCATGTCAAGCATGGTTAGGTTTTCAATCGCTTGTACCATTTCTCGGTGACCGCCTGAGCGAAGCGAGGGCGTATCTTTATTTAAGTTATTTTTAGTTTCAGATACTTCTTTAGTTAAGTTCTTATTAATTAGTCCTTGATTTTCCACATGTGGGTTTTCCACATGTGGGTTTTCCACATGTGGGTTTTCACCATATGGCTGGACTTCTGCTTTCTCGTGGATTATCCACTCTGTACCTGTTATTTTGCCTTTGCTGTCTCTGGTTCTTTGCTTGGTTAGGTAACCTGCTTTCTCTAATTCTCTTAATCCGCTTCGAAGTGACGTTTCCTTGTCAGGTGCTCTGTTTATTAAATCGCTTACGAATACCTGCCAGTCATTTGGAAGTGACAAAAGATAAACTAAAATCCCACGGGCTTTCCATGAGAGCGTGTCGTCCTGTACCGTTTGGGTTAGGACGACTAAGAATTGCTCTCGTTTTGAAACCCGGATAATCCGGTTTGCTTTCATTTGGTGGCTTCCTCAATTATTGCCAAAAGCTCACTGGCTTGTGGTTCTGGTAACAAGTATTGCTTGGTTTCACCGTCCCATTTGGCGTTTAGCCACCGGTGCGTTGCGTTGACAAGTTTATCGTTTGCGTCATCGATAGAGTCGAAGCCAAACAACAATTTTTGCACAAGGTGTCTGGCGTCATCATTTTCCGTGTACTGTGACAATACCGCCACAACTTGTCTCTTCTGGTGTGGTGTTGCTGATGCTAGTTTTGGTGCATATGCCACTAATACTTTCTTTAAGTCTTTGGGTGAGTATGGACGTTCCGGGGCTTTGGTGGAGGTGGCTTTCTTTGCCGGGGCTTTTGACGGTTGTCGGGTGCTTGTCGGTGTTGGGCTGTGACCTCTTTGGTTTCCGTCATTATCTTCCTCTGCGTATAAACCGAACACGCTTGCAAGGGCGTAACGTCTCAGATAGGTTATGTACTTACCGGTCTCTTGGATTTGGTTTTGCAGTACGTCAATGCCTTTGCTGTTGGTTACATACGTTGGCGGTAACTGTACCAAAATGCTGTCCTCAATTTGCTCTCCGCTTTCGTGCATTAGGATTGTTCTAACGCCTACTCGGTCTCCCTCTGATATCGGTAGCTGTATCCATGTCAATCCGTGATTTCCGGCTTCGCTTTTGACGGTGTTGATGATTTCGCCTAAACTGGCATATCGGCTGTTATAGTATGGGTTATTAGCGTCAAATTTTGCGGGTTTTACGGCGTTTTGGAACTCGATGAGTGCCTTTGTTAGGTTCTTGGTTTCCATGTTGTTTTCTCCTTGTTTTTTTGTTTGTGTTACAATTCTGTTATTTATGTTACTCTCCTGTTGTTGGTTTGACACGCCGGGTTTTCTAATTTCCCGGCGTGTCTATTTAATTGTTTTTTTTACTCTTTGTTTTCCTCCTCATCTTCTTCTTCCATGATGTTGTTGACCGTTGCATAAAACAGGGTGATACCGCAATACATTTCAAGTCTTTCAGCTAGTTCGTCTTTCATTTGCACGAATGTTGGTATATCGGCATTGTCGAAGTTGTTGATGACCTCTTTGCCTTTGTCAAAGATTTCTTGGAGCATTTCTCCTAACAGTACTTCTAGTTCTGCGAAGTCCTCTAAAATCTCGTTGTCAAGGGTCTTTTCTGTTGGTTGGTTGGTGTTGTCTTTCATGTTGTTTCTCCTTTGTTTTTTTTATTGCCCGGGTGAAAACCCGGGCGTTCTTGTGCTAGTTCTTTGCTTTACATTCTTGATAAACTCGTTTGATGAATTGGTCAAACAAGTGTTCGATTAATGCTTGGTTTTGTGTTTCTAGGTTATCGTCTGACCAGTTAGGTATTAGTTTTTTTGGTGCGTCTTGTCCCCAAGTTTTGCGCAAGTCATTTATCATGCTTTCGAATTTGCTTCCAAAAGATTTATAAACTTGGCTAAAATGTTTCTCGTATTTATTTTTTTCATCATCGCTCATAACGAATAATGATGTTCCGTCTTTCATTCTATCTAACTGGTTTTTAGGGCTGGTGTATGCGGTCGGGTAAATATCGCTTTCTCTTTTCAGATACTTGATAGTATATTGTGCAAACTCTAATTCGTATGAATTATTCGCTGTGTTTATGACCTTGATGATTATATGGTCTCTTGTGATTTCTTTGCTGGTGTTCATTTTGTTTATCTCCTTGTTTTTGTTAGTTGTTTCTGAATGACATTGGTATTATAAGGGATGTTCAGATTTTTGTCAAGGGTCAATTTATAGCAATTTTGAAGCAGTTTTTTTACGGATAAATAAACCGCCCGGGGGCGGTGTCCGGGCGGTGTTGGTTGGTGTTGGATAATGTGGGCGGTTATCCAGCCGGCTCTTTCTTCTTCTGCTCGGTGTAACTGTAACCAATGACCGGGGTGTTCTTGATTAATGGGTAGGCGACCTTGCTACCTAAAATTTGCACGAGGTAACCAAGGATTACTACTGCAACTTCGATGTAGCCATTTATCTTTCCCCAATCTGGGTCAACGTTCAAAAAATAGACAATCGCTACAATCACGAACGCTCCAAGGTTTAAACCTTGTACCCATTTTTCTGCGTCTCCGTCTTTGACTACCTTAAAATATTTCAATACGTTTACGACAAGCGATATCATAGTACCAAGTGCTGCTAGTCCTGCGATAATCGCTAAAATTTCTTGTGCCATATATTCTCCTTTTTTCTAAATCAATTTGATAATCCGCATCACAATTTCAATCAAGATTGCGATACCAACTGCATACAAAACTTTGACTGCGTTTGACAAGTTTGTTTCAAGGCGGTCAAGTCTTGATAGGATACTTTTTGTCGGGTCTCCGTTCCCGAATAGTAACTTGTCATAGGCTTCCATTTTATCCCTTTCGTGTTCAAATTCTGATATCATTAAGTCGATTAACAAGTTAAACGCTTCTCTAATATCGGTTTCTTTCTTGGCTTGTTCTAAAATAATTTTGGCGTTTTTCATTCGTGGATGTTCCTGCTGAACCGAATTACTTTTCGCTCTTTGACTTCTCCATTTTAGCATCTTTTTTGGTTTCTTTCTCTTTTTGTAACGTCCAGATAAATTGCCAAACACTGGCATGACCGCTATATTGTCTGATAGTCGTTAGTCCTGTTTTTTGCAATATGTCAGACCATTCCACTCGGGTCAAGTGCCAGCCTTTTTGTGTTCCGTTTCCGGCAATTGTTCTGTACCCGGATGCTCCGGTCGAATACGCTAAATGATTTGGGGCTTCGAAGTACAACATGCCATTTTTGGCAAGCAGTTTGCTTACGGTTTTGATTTTTTCTTCCATATCATTGTCAGTGTTAAAACCGCCTAAAATCACGATGATGTTATAACGTTTGGTTGTTGATATGGGTACATGTGTAAAATTTGATTTTGCCTTGTTTTTTCGCTGTTCCGGGTGAGTGATTAGCATTTCGTACTCCACATTTTGTAATCTTGTGGATAATACGTCAATAACGTCAATGTCTTCTTCTGATGTTACTAGGATGCGTTTCGGTTCTGGAACGGATTTTATTATGTCCCACATAAAATTTATTCGTTGGCTTCTTAGCCAGTTTGCTCTGTACATGCTTCTCCTATTCATGCAATTCTGGGTGTGCTTCCCAAAGTTTGTTCAGTTTTTCTTCTTTGTCGCATGGTTCACAGGGTGGATTGGCTAGGCGTTTCACGTACCGGTTATCGCCACTGCACCATTGATTATCCCCAACTTTCAGCCATTCTTGGCTTTCGGCGTAAACGTTGAGGATTGTACCTTTCAACACCGTTCGGATGATTGGATAACGTGTTCCTACTCCGGCTCGAATGTTGAGGGCATAAACTGTTACTTCAACTTGATATAACATGGGTATCTCCTCTTCTTCTTCCTCTTTTATAAACGGTAAATGGTCTATCGCATTGTAAACATAGCTTCCGGGTACAAGTGGTACAACTGGCTTATCTTGGCGGTATTCTGCATGTAAGTGCGCTCCGGTACTAAAACCGGCGTAAGGGTCTTCAAGGTTGCCGCCTGATAATCCAATGCGTTGCTTTGCAATGACTTTATCGCCTACTTGTACATCTCGTCTTGATAGGTGTCCGTAAATGGATACGCCATGCTCATGCCTAATTCTAATATGCCTGCCATAGCCCCCAACTTGCTCTTTTGATACTTCTACAATACCGTCAGCCATAGCTGTAATCGGCGTGCCGACCATAGTGCCATAGTCGATACCGTTATGACCTTTGGATGTTGGATACCAACTAGGGTTCATACCAAACCGCTGTGTTATTCTCGTGCCTTTCGGGACTGGTGAGTACAGTACCAATTCTGGTTCTGGTTCTGGTTCTGGTTCGGGTTCTTCTACTGGCTCTCTGTCAATCCATGCGTCAAACACTTCTTTCCCGTACCGAAACTTGTTCATGTCTAGGTCGCCACTGTAGCCCGGTAGCTTGCCCTTTGACGTGTGTTGCCATAGCCACCAATCTTGCCACCCGGGCGGTAAAATCGGCACGTTGCCTGTGGTGTAATGTGCAACCCATAATTTTCGGTTAGTGTAATATGCACCGCCCATGATTTGTGTCCACATGTAATAGCTTGTATAAATCCCTAACTCGGTATTCAATCTTGCTTCTGTTTGTTGCATAAATTTGTGTACGGTCTGGCGTGTTAGTGGTGTGGCGTTTGGTTCAAGTTCAACGTCCGCCCAGTAGCCAAGTTTGAACTCTTTTCCTGCTACTCGACTTGCGAATGTTTCCACTTGCGCTTCAACTGACCTATACTCAACAATATAATGATACACGCCCATTGGCACACCACGTTTTGATAGTTCTCGATAGTGGTTTTCAAACTCACGTTCTACTGCTGTTGCGTAAGATGCTCTGATGATGACCGCTTCTACTTGGCTTGCTAGTAGGTCGTAATCAATCTTGTTTGATACTTGATGATGACTTATGTCAATAATTGGTTTCATTTTTTCTCCTTAAACTAGTTTTACACAGGTGCCCAACCAGTCGGTAAAACCGGCACGTTGCCATGCGCTAATGTCGATAATGGGTTTCATTTCGCCTGTTCCTTTCCATTAATGCCGATGATCAAGCCGGACGAGCCGGTCTCGTAAAATCCTGATAATTTGACGGCTTTCGTGCCTTGATGTTTGCTGATGTCAATGCCAAATGGTAGTGTCATAGCCAGTAGCCCCAGATTTCTATAAATGCGTCAAGCGTCCCAGTCCCACTGGCAGTGATCTGATAGTAAATGTCGCCATTGGCGTTGCAAGGAACTATTCCATTTGCGGAAACATAAACATCGTTTGCTACACCTTGCAAGTAGCACTGTATAGCCATACTGTAGGCGGTACTGTTCGGTGACAAACCCAATTGGCAATATCCAGCTGAACTTCCGGAATCTCTTGCTGCCAGTTTAACGAAAATGCCTTTAATTCCAGCCGGCGCGCCAAACACGCTTGACAGGTCAATCAGCGTCTTTGCGGTTGTTGAGTATGCGTCGCCATCCCACGAGGTTGATGTGAGAGGGGTGGTCAGAAATACGGGTCGTCCAAAAGCCGTACTGTCCAGTCCGTCCAACTTGTCAGAATCCGCCGCTTTGCCATTTATCCCTAAATAAGCCCCGTCAGCATAGCCTTTCCTAACAGCCTGATTTGCGGCGGTAGGGTTCGAGGCAGGTAAGACCGGAATAGACGAGAAGGTCTTTGTACCGCCTACGGTCTGCGTTCCAGTCGTTTTCACAAAGCCGGTAGAATCGACACCATCTAATTTATCGCTGTCAGACGCTTTGCCAGTTGTAAGCAGATACTGAGGGTGGTCGTTATCTTCCAGTCCTGTCAACGCTCCGTGGTCGGTAACACCGCCGCCACCTGCTACACTATCAACATAAGCTTTATTCGCGGCTTGGTTGTTTAATGTCGGCATAGAAGATGGCAATAATGGTATTGAAGTAAATGTTTTCACCCCTCCAACTGATTGGTTACTGGTTAGATCCACAAACGCCGATAAATCTACTGGTTTGACGGTTGGTGTTTCTTTAGCTTCGAGACGTTCAAGGCGTTTGAGGATATTTTCTATTTCTTGGTTCATGTTACAACTCCCTCAAACTTTACGTCAATGCTTTCCATACCTGTATTTGCGTCATAGGTCAACCCAACTTCTTTTATCATGCAGTCCAATGATACGCCATAACTTTCAACGGTTACAAGGTCTCCCCAATGATAGTGCACGTCATATCTTGACCCTTTTGTTTCCGATAGGCTTCCGCTAATCTTGACATAGGGTTTGGCTTCGTTCAACGCTTCCTCTGCTTGCTTTTGGATGTTGTCCTCGTTCTCATCATTTCTTGCGTCTTTGAAACGCTCAATTCGTCCGTAAGGTGCGCCTAATGCTATTCGTTTGATATCTTCTGCAACTTTGATAACTCGGTCTTCTTCTTGACCTTGTCCACCTGCATAAATGACGGTTGCTTCTTCGCTATTAATCCATTCCGTTGTTGCGTTTTTTAGGTTGCCATATTGCTCACCTATCAAGGCTGGCACTCCTGATGCTCTGGTTCTATCTTGCCCTACCATTGTTGGGTACGTGGCAAAATGTAAGTTTGTTACATTGCTTGCAAAGATGTCAAAATAAACTGGCGTTTCGTCTTTTAGTGTTAGGTCGCTTATTTCTTGGCAAACTGTAAGTGCATTGCGCCATGCAAAACTTTTCGTAATGCTCTGGCTTCCTTGGTCATAATCTTGTTCAATGGTGATATTTGTTATTCGTCTGTCTGGTATCGCTAAGTCACCAAAATTCTCACGTGCAATCGCTTTGATAATGTTGTCCGCTTTGCCTGTCTTTTGTGACTGCGGACTATTAGCAGGGTAGGCAACAATACGAGTGCGTAGTAACCTGTTAAGACATTCTCCATAATACTCAATCTTTTTAAGTCCTTTTTCGTCTGTCGTGGCTCTCCAGTCTAAGATTGTGTAAAACGTTTTGAATTGATGACGGTCGTTTCGCCATAATCCAACCATTTGTCCTTTTTCAAGCGAGTCAAGATATTGTTCATTAAATGGTATTGTGCATACGATTTTTCCGATACCATTTACAACTCTTGTGGCATGGATTTTTTCAGCGGCAGCGAATAGGTCGATACGACTTCCGTCCGCCCAAAACCGGTTGAGGTCGTATCTAATCATTTCGGAACGCTCCCTCTACTCCCCAAAATCTTGGCTT